AACTCCCCAACTAACGGAGGACCCGTTGCAGGAACAGCAAGAGTATTCGCATCTACAACACTCCAGCTATTTTCAGAGGAGACGGCTAAAAATAGTGTGTTAAAAATAGGAGCGTAACTAGGTGTTCGAGGGACATTATTAATGCCCACAGCGGTGATCGTGTAATTGTTATACCCAAAGCTTTTTTCTGTACCGTCTGGATTAAACCGATTAGATACAACTTCTCCAGTAAAGAACGAAATAGGGGCACCAAATCGTGTATTTAATTGGACAGCATATGTATCGTCGTTGTATTTAGTTACAGAACTAATGGCATAACCGAAATTGAGGAAGTTAAATGAATCCCGAGGACGTATACCAACCATCCACATCCGCATATCCGCCCGCGTGGACGGATACATAAAGCAAACTCCCGGCAGATAGACACCGACTCCTGCAGTCCCTGTAGGAAAATATTTAAAAGAGTAAGTTAGACCATCATAAGCTTGCTGAGAGTACATACTCAGCTCATAACCACGTCGCCATCTCGCCCAGAGAGACGCGTAATCGTATTCACTCAGCAGACTGAAATTTTTAGTCCCGGTAGCCGGCCTGAACCTGCGCTTAAAAGGCAACGGACGGAGAAGTTCCCCTTGATCGTCGGAGCCTCTAACCGTCCGAGGTAACTCAACAGGTTTACTAGCCTTGAACTCGTTGAATCCGAAATTATCAGATCCTTTTTTGCGCGCCACGTTTAATAGAAACCACCTTGAGCCCAGATAGTGATGCCTGAAGGACTCAAACCGCCAGAAGCCGCCGTGGGACCCGTGCCGATATAACCAGCGCAGAGAATGTAACCTTTCTCCAAGTAGAGACCTTCGCCTTTACCGATTTGAATCGGAGCTACTAAGTTTGTGTCTCCCACAGCGGGAACCGGGGCGTTTACGGCAAACAATTGAATAGGTAGCGGATAACCAAACGTGCTTCCGCTAAGACCCACTTCAAACCGACCAATCATTAACGCAGCCGAAGTGGAAGGGGCTGCTTGGTTCGGAGCATAAACGTACAGACCAATGTCTGCTGTACGAATACCGCTCTTGTCGGGATAATCCTCGTTGCTAACAATAGTGATGTCTTCGACCAGAGCAGCATCCTCTGAAGGAAGGTCGCCCACACGAACCAACTGAATTAAATCCGTCAAATTAGGATTTGTCGGATTACAAGTGCCCGTGCCGTTATTGATACGAGCGCCGCGTAAAAACGGACGATCGATCAGGCAAGGCTGTTTGTTCGTACTAGTCGAGGCCATTGTATGCGCTCAGTGAGTTAAAGCTCTCGGAGAGCTAAAGTAAGGGGATTTAATTCGGGGGAAGATCCACCCGAGGTGCGCTTCTGAGTAAGTTCTTTAAGCAGGTTCTTAAGGTAAGAATCCTCCTGCTTACCGCGCAAATACTCAGCTAGACGAGATCCTGCCGGTCGTACAGATTCTCCACGAAGGCTTCGGGCAAAATTACCGATGCCTTCAAGAAGATCAGTCCCGCCAGCGGCAGCAGCAAGCCAATCAAAAGGTTGTGAAGGATTGATGTTGTTGACTCCGGGGGTCAACGATTCTCCCGCATAACCAATGTTGTTGAGGGAATCAACGCCCAAATTTTGGAAGTCGATTAACTGAGGTTTTTGCCAAGCGTATGCGGGCGCACCTCCAGTTCCTCCGGAAAAATTAACACCTTCGTAGGAGTAATTAGGGGTCAACATGATTAATTCCTCTAATTACTTTATATAGTATCCGCGAACGGAAGAGGCTGGGAAACCTTCAATTCGCTCGTATACCTGAGGGTATGTTGCAGCTGCCAGATCTGCAGCACCCTGAGTACCCAGGAGGCTTTGTGCGGCAGCTTCTGAGTTACCAAACGCATTATTAATATTGTTAGTACCTAGAGCTGTACCAAACTCATACTGTTTAATCTGAGGAGTCTGTTGGCTCGGCAGAGTATTAGACCCCGTGGCCTTCCTTAAAAGCTCATAAGCCAGCGTGGGATTAGCAGCGGCCCATTGAGTTAACTCAGGGGTATCGAGAATCCCACGGCGGGATAATTCGCCGACAATCTCTTGCCGATTTTTAGGGAAGGAGGCATAAGCTTCCCGTTGACGATAATAATCCTCAAGCCCGCGTGCAGGAGTACTGGGTTTAGACGCGTACTGCTGTTTTAAGGACCTTAACTCCTCGTTATCGCCTTTTGTGGTGATTACGGTTTGGCCTTCGGCACCGCGATAAACGGGTGCATCTAACGAGACTCCGGCACCAGCAGACATGGATGCGGCAGCGGCAGCTCGTGCAGTTTGAGCTTGTGCGCCAGGATCATTCGGGACACCAATCTCTGGGCTCGCCGTAGTGGGACCCATAGGCGTTTGAACAGGTTGCTCCTGACCGCCGCCCTGGCCATAACGACCAGCCGCGTAACCAAGACCAGCCAGACCAGCACCACCTGCAGCTAAACCTAAGGCACGGGATAAATCCATCTGCCTTAAACCGCCGGCAGCATTCTGAAGTTCCCTTACATCTACGTCAATAATGTCCTGCCGTCCACCAGGGGCGCCGATAAACTCATCCACATATTGACGCACTGCGAGATTCGCAGAGGAAGGGGCACTCTCGCCTCCACGAGGGGACGGCGGACGAGGGGGAGAGGGAGGAAAGTTTCCGCCAGAACTACGGGTAATAGCCGGGCCACCTCGGAAATTTTGTTCTAAGTTACGAAGTAAATCAGTGCCTCCGGGACCCACTAAATCATCGACACCAACAGGCTTTCCGTAGTAAGCCGTTGCACGCCGAGCTAAATCTTGAATAGAACGATAAGTTCCGGGGTCTTTGTCGTACAGCTCCACGGCTGTTTGACTGATTGGTCCTTGTTGCTGAACTGTTTTAAAGGCAGGTACAGGAGCTGGGCCAGACCGAAAAAGATCTAATTGATTCGGATTAGGACGAGGAGGTAAAGAAGGAACTTCAGATGCTCGAGGGCTAGGGCGAAGCATTGCCCTAAAGTCAACATCTTCCGGAGAGATCTTGGGTCCATACACAGACCGACCCGGCTGCGCACTTTGTAAAGCCGGAATAAGGCTACGTTGAGTATAAGTAGGCGCTTTAGTAGCAGCTTTTACAGCACCCTCACCCACTTCGCGAGCAGCAGCGCCAGCGGGTTTTAGAATTCCACTTTTAAGTAACCCGGCCCCAAAAACTTTTAAGAGCTGTAATGTTTGTGGGTTCACCGTGGCTCAAACTTATTCCTTATACAACTATAGCTTTTATCGCCAATTTGCGTAGAAGTACAGGCGGTCTGCTCGTGAAGTATCAGGAGGACCAGGAATAGCTTGAATAAATTCACCGCCACTGCGCTCAAAGCGGTAGCGGGCTGCCACGGGGTCTCGATAGTTCGGGATATAGAGCATATGTGCTAAACGATCACACTCGAACAAGTAGTTCTCTCGCCAAATGCGAGCTGTCTCACGTTTATCTTGGATGTTGATCGAACGACTAACATCGCCCAGGATCGTTTCCTGACGGCTGGTTGCTCGCCCCGTGGCGAGCTCAGTTAATCGCTCAGCTTCTTCGCAACGCTCAATTTGCTGAACAATTTTGTCGTAATAAAACTCACTAGGAACACTGTTGCAAGCTTCCATTAAACGTGCGTAATCGCCCGCTGGAACCGTCGCAATGTTGTACCCGAGGTGATATGCAACGCGACTAAAGTTAAAGTCGTCGAGGCGATAACCAAAAACCTGGGCAGGGTTTCTGGATAACTGATTAATCGCAGCGTAAATTACTTCACGCTTTGTGGCATCAGTGCTATCTGGCTGAAAAACGACACCCTGGCCAGCCAGATAACTTTGAATCTGCTCCAGTTCTTGAGTCGTTAACTGTGCCACAACCGCAGCTTATCTAATATCTATATTCTAATCTTCCATTTCCTTCTAATTAACTAAATCACTCAACGTAAACGTGATCACCTTCTAAAACGGAGTCCCAATCGACACGAGTAATAGATTTGAGTTGATCTAACTTAGTAAACCGTTCACCAGGCATAGATTGCTGCAACTCTTTAATCTCTGTAGCAGTTTTCAAGCCAACGCCTTTAAGTACTTGGGTCAGCAGCTGAGGTGTTGCGCTATTGATGTTTACCCGATTAAAAGCTTGGACTTCTGGTTTAACGATTTGTCGGCCACGACGTTGCTTAACGCCTTTTTCCTCAGACTCAACTTCTTTAACTTCTTCAACAACCTGGTTTTTATGTGCAAAGAAAACCTTACCTGTGGTGAGGGACTTCACCATTTTGTATTCGCCTTCGTCATGCTCACTGAGAATTTCAATTTTTACGCCGTTAGGAGCGTAGGTGTATTCTTTTACGGACACAGCAGTCATTATGTAGACAGTGATCTGTTGCTAGTTATAGCATAAAAAGCAATAAAAAACCCCCTCCGAAGAGGGGGCTGAATATCCCAACTGAGAATTATCAGGAGGGGACAGTCGAGGTGTAGACGTTGGATTCGATGAGACCAGCAGGCTGAAGAGCCAGGTCGTCACGCTTAGGTGCTTCATCGGGAAGCAGCCAGCAGACTTCAGCGATACCGAGAGCCTTGTTTTTGCCAGCCAGTTTATTAGCGGCAGCACGAGGATCGTACACACCAGAGCCTAGGCCGATACCGGAACCAGGAACAGTAGCGGTGCTGTACAGACGATACTTAGTATCGGCACGCACAACGTGCAAGTTCGCGTCGTTCCAGGCGTCGCTGGAAGACCAAGATCCGTTCTCAATACGGCTATTAGAGCCAACGAGGTTGGCGAAGAAGCCGCTGGGGCTAGGAGCCGTGGTCAGACCCGAAGACAGGGCAGGACCCACGCCGATAGCAGGAGCGGTTTGAGCACCAGCGATGCCGCTGGAGATCACGTCGCCGCCATCGAGGCGGACGCTCACACGATACACATAGGCACCGGAGGGCACAACGATGCCATCGGTGATGTCAGCGCGAACATCCTTATAAGCGTCGGGAGACGGAATAATGATGTCGGCAGCTTTGAACGGTTGGTTAGTGCCGTTCAGACCCGAGCCATAAGGCTGAGTGTAGTATTCCAGCTGGTTTGTGCTGGAGCTGGCCTGATAAGACAGGTCAACATAGCCCACGGCTTGCTGGGCAATCCAGCCGGGACGGAACACAACGCCAACGGGACCGCCAACAGGCTGATTGCTGTAGGTCTCGTTAGTGCCGTTCTCGTTCAGGAACGAGAAGCTGCTCTCGCTATGCCAATAGCGAAGAACGTTGGTGTAGTTACCGGGATAGATCCGGGCAACTGCGATTTGTGCGGGATTAGTAGCCATCGTTAGTTACCTCCTTATCAAACGTTAAAGGAGTAAGCGATGGTGGCGAAATCAGCGTTCAGGAGTTCGAAACCTGCGTACAGGCTCCAAATCATCATGATAAAACGGCTGAAATCGTCATTATTGTTCAACAGAACCTGAGCATTGTTACCGCCGATACCGACGCCAACGCTCTGAGGACCGAAGAACATACCAACGGCAGTGTCATACGTGCCGGCGGTGCCACCGATGGATGCGGAAGCGGTTTGGCTAGGCATGTTAGTCGATTCGAAGAATCGCACACCTTCAAACACGAAACCGGTGGGCATGATGGGTTCACCAGCCACAAAGCTGGCTTGACCAAAGCCCTGACCCATGTATAGCGCAGCGTTAGGCTGCATGGCCGACATGAGGGGGTTGATCTGCCCGTTGCCAGGGTAACGAGCCACTTCGCGGAAGTCGCTGTTCTGGCGCAGGTGCATCAGGAAGGTCGGGTCCACCACAGCGCGGTAGAAACCATCCTGATAAGTAGGAGTGTTCCGCTTGCGCAGGCTCTTCACCACGCGCAGCAGGTCATCCTTAACGTCGAACTTAGCTTGCTCGGCGTTGGTGTAGGTGAGGCTACCTACGGCGAGGTCGCCGGGGTAGTAGTAACCACCTTGAGAGTCAGAAGACTGACCCTTCGAAACGGCTTTCAGGAGTTCATTGATGAACACCCGGTCACGCCAACGACGATAGTCGTCAAGCAGAGTCAGCGAACCGATCGACTGGTGGAACGCAGTCAGGTTGCCGGTATCCAGCAGAAGACGCTGCGCGGTGATCAGAGTCTCGCGAGCGATCTTAAAGGTGCTGGGCTGAGTCGGATCACTCGGATCTGCAGGGCCGGTGTACTCACGAAGAGTCACCAGCACCTTGTCCTTCACGATGTTACGGCTGTTGGCAGTACCAATGGTCTGCTCAGCAGTGCGCTCACGTGATTCTTTGCTCCCCGGATTGCCCCAGAACCTGTAGCGGTCTAACTGCACAGTCTGGCCTGGCTGCTTACTGAAGTCGTGAACGACTACAGGTTCCGCTGCCATCTCTACAATGTACGCAGGGTGCGGACGGTAGAGCTCGGCGCCGAGAAGCTTCGGGAAATCATTATCGACAAACACAGTCGATAGGTCCAGAAACTACAAAAGTAGTTTAAGAGAAAAATCAACGTAAAGACACTACTATTGTCGCATTTATAGCGTTAAATACTTTTTTGATTACTCGAATTTACCGTAGGACTAAACGTACGTATGGTCATACGTACAGATTCAGGAAGTTGATGGTAGATAGAGCCGTAGTTAGAAGCGTATCGAGAGGATTTTCCGCGATAAACGTACCGCAGAGCAGACGACATCAAGCCAGGAGCTTGAGATCGTACAGTTTCCGTAAAAGT